CAGGAGACGACAACGAAGAACTGCGATACTCGCTACGAAGCCTCGCCAACCTGCCGCACCGCGACGTGTGGCTCGCGGGGCACCGCCCACCATGGGTCCGCAACGTCGGCAGCGTCGAGACCCAGCCGCGCCCCGAGAAGTGGGCGAACATCAACCAGTCGCTACTCGCGGCCTGCCAATGCGAGCACATCAGCCAACGGGTCATCGTGTTCAACGACGACATCTTCGTCACCCGCAGGATCGAAGAGTTCCCGACATTCCACCTCGGGCCGCTCGCGCAGCACATCGAACGCCTCGACAGCCGCCGCAAAGCCGCAAGCAACAGCTACCACCGCGGCCTGCTTGAAACCCGGCAGCAACTCCACGAGTGGGGAATCACCGACCCGCTGTCCTACGAGGCCCACGTGCCGATGATCTGGGACCGCGACGAACTCGCGCGGCTCATCGAGACATCAACCCGCCGACCGTTCCTGTACGCCACCGCCTACCCGGCGAGCAGCGGACCGGTAGGCGAACAAGGAATCAACGTCAAGGTCGCCAAGCACGACCGAGACACCCTTGACGCCAAACTCGCCGCCGGCCTGCCATTCATATCCAGCGATGACGAGAGCTTCACTCACGGCGCGATCGGTGACTACATCCGCGGAATGTTCCCCACCCCCGGCCCATACGAAGCCACACCCCACCCCGCCGACAAGCACCCCACCCACAGCTAGACCACGGCCACGTCCGGCGCACGCTGATGGGCACAGCACACCACGGCTCCCAATACCGACGCCTCGTCGCCAACCAACGAGCACGCCGCCTCCCATGCTGGCTCTGCGGACAACCCATCGACTACAGCCTGCCCAAAGAAGACGGCCAATCCTTCAGCTACGACCACGCCAACCCGGTCTCAACCCGGCCAGACCTCGCACTCGACCCCGCCAACGGCCGCTCAGCACACCTGGACTGCAACAAACGACGAGGCAACCGACCACCATCACCAGGACTCGGACACACCAGCGAAACCTGGTGACCGGGTAAGGGCGTCCAGATCACAACCACCACACCGCCCGGTCACTTCGCCGGTAGTGAATCTTCTCCCCCCGGGTTTCTGAGCCGGGGTCGCGCGCGGGAACCAAGATCATTCTTGCGGGGATCCCCGGGCGGAGACCTCGCAAAACTAGGGCATAACGGGAGGCGTCGGGCGTAATGAGTTTGGTTGATGCCACTGAGAAGGCGATCAAGGCAGCTACGCACCTGACCGCGATGGACGGCGGCGCGGTCGAGGCGTTGCGTGACCTTGCTCGAAAGATCGACGCGTGGGATCAGATCGTTGAGTGGGCGCTGGATGACGCCGCCGGCCGTGACGGCAGCCGACCGGCGGTGCCCGCGAACGACAACGTCTCAATCCCGTCGTACCTGAAGTACTGCGAGTCGCTGGGCTTGACGCCGGCTGGACGGGTGAAGTTGGGCGACAAGAAGGAGAGCGCCGGTGGCAAGCTCGCGCAGCTCCGGGCAGTCCCGGGCGGGAAGCAGCCGACGAAACGCACCGCCCGCCGCGCCTAAACGCCTGGGTAGCGAACAGCCCCGCATTTATACGCCGCCACTGCGGAAGCTGACACCGAAGACCTCCGCCGGGTTCGCCTGCTGCGAGTTCGCCGAGGACGTGCTTGAGGTGGATTTGCTGCCGTGGCAACGGTGGCTGCTGATCCACGCGCTTGAGCTGCTTCCGGACGGGACGTTCCGGTTCCGGACGGTCGTGGTGCTGGTGGCGCGGCAGAACGGCAAGTCGACTCTGGCGCAGATCTTGGCTTTGTTCTTCATGTATGTGCGTGCCGCGGCGTTGGTGATCGGGACCGCGCAGAACCTCGACATCGCTGAGGAGGTTTGGCAGGGCGCGGTAGACATCGCCGAGGACGTGCCGGAACTCGCGGAAGAGATCGACCGCGTGGTGAAGGTCAATGGCAAGAAGTCCCTCGAACTGGTGTCTGGCGAGCGGTACAAGGTGCAGGCGGCGAACCGGCGCGGTGGCCGTGGCTTGTCCGGTGATCTCGTCGTCATGGACGAGTTGCGTGAGCACCAGAATTGGGATTCATGGTCGGCGGTCACTAAGACGACGTTGGCGCGGATCTTCGCTCAGATTTGGGCGCTGTCGAACGCGGGTGACGCGGCGTCGGTGGTGTTGCGGCATCTGCGGCGCATGGCGCATGAGTCGCTGGGCGATCCGGACGGGATCATCGCGGCCGAGGATCTGTCACGCGCGGCCGATGATGACGTGCCTGATGAGATCGAGGACATCGAAGACGATTCGCTGGGCTTGTTCGAGTGGTCTGCCCCGCCGGGTTGCGGTTTGGATGACGTCGACGGGATCGCTCAGGCGAATCCGGCGCTCGGCCACACGATCACCGAACGCGCGATCGGCTCCGCTCGGCGAACTGACCCGGAATGGGTGTACCGCACCGAGGTTATGTGCCAATGGTCGGAAGGCACCCTTGACGGGCCGTTCCCTGGCGGGGCGTGGGAAGCGACGTTGGACCCGGACTCGAAACGCGCATCTGGTGTCCAGGTCACCGCGGGCGTGGACGTGAGCGTGGACAGGTCGATGACGCATATCAGCTTCGCTGCGTTCCGCGCGGATGGGATGCCGCATATCGAGGTGGTCGCGTCACGCGGCGGGACGGAATGGGTCGAGGACTGGCTGCGTCTCCGGGTCGACAACGGCACCGTTTCGACGATCACAGGGCAAGGCAAGGGAGCGCCCGTCTCGCCGCTGCTCGACGAGCTCGAAGCCGCCGGCCTGCCGGTGCGGCGTTGGGAAGGGTCGGACATGACGACCGGCACCGGCCAGTTCTACGACCTGGTGTGCCGGCATAACCTGCGCCACCTGGCGCAGCCTGTGCTCGATGTGGCTGCGGCTGTCGCGGTGACGAAACCGTCTGGCGAGTCATGGCTGTGGAACCGGCGCCAGTCGCCGGCTGACATCGCCTCGCTCGTGTCCGCGAACGCGGCGGTGTGGGCGTTGCTGAACCAGCCGAAACGAACGGTGAGCGCCTACGAGCATGGCGACCTTGTCATCGCATGACCGACGCCTGGGAGGGCTGATGCGCAACAGCTACAGCCGGTACGTCGGCCGACGGGTCGTGGTGCAGGTCGGCGAGGACTCGATCGGCGGGACGCTCGCCAACGCCAGTCGTGACGTGATCGAGCTGACCGACGCCGCGCTGCTCGGGGCGCATGTCACTCCGATGGACGGCACTGTCATCGTTCCGCTTCCCGTGCGATGGGTGCAGGTCGCCTGATGGCGAACGTGATCAGCAACGGCCAGTTGGCGGCGTTGGAATGGCCGCAGGGGCAGTTCCCTCAAGGGTTCAACGCGCAAGTGTTCAACGGCCCGATCACGTCCCTGTCCGATCTGCTCGGGCAGGAAGTGGCGCCACTGGATGTGTGGGCGACGCAACCGTCGGTCCGGAAGGTCATCGACTTCATCGCCCGTGCGTTGGCGTCGACTCCGCTGAAGACGTATCGGCGGGTGTCGGACACCGACCGGCAGCGGGTCACCGATCATCCGTTGCCGCGGGTGCTCGCCGCCCCGTCAGCGGGCATGACACCGTTCCGTTTCTGGCATTCGGTGGTTGTGGATTGGATGATGTTCGACCGCTGGTGCGTGATGAAGGCCCCGACGACGGACCCGTCCCGGCTGCTGGATCTGGTGCGGGTGCAGGCGGCCCGTGTCGCGTTCGCCGACGACGGCCTGGGTCGCGTGAGCGCGGTGTGGGTGGACGGCAAGACCAAGCTCGCGGTCGCGGATCTGCTGCTCGATCACGGTTACGCGCCGATCACCGCGAACGGAATCACGCCTATGGCGACTCTGGCGGCGATCTTGCAGGAGTCCCGCGAGGCTGTCGCATACCGGCGGTCGGTTTGGAAGAACTCGGCGCGCGCGCCAGCAGTGATCACAAGGCCGGCGACTGCGCCACCGTGGTCCGAGCCCGCTAAGCAGCGGTTCCTCGCCGGATGGAAGTCCTACGCGCGCAGCGGCGGCAGGGAGGGCGACACCCCGATCCTTGAGGACGGGATGACGCTCAGCGCCTCCGACGCGTTCAAACCCGTAGACACCGCCGACCTGGAAGGCAGGCAGCTCGCAGACGCCGAGGTCGCGTCCGCGTTCCACATCGCCCCCGAGCTTGTCGGCGCTCGTGAGGGCACCTACAGCAACGTGCAGGCGTTCCGGGAAATGCTGTACGGCGACGGCGGCGTCGGCCCGCTCGCGGTCGCGTTGGAACAGGTCATCAACTCGATGCTGGTTCCCGAGTTCGACACGAGCGGCGAGTTGTATGTCGAGTTCGATATCGACGCGAAGTTGCGAGGCTCGTTCGCTGAGCAGGCGACGATGCTGTCGACGTCGGTGGGCAGGCCGTGGATGACGGCGGCGGAGGCGCGTGCACGGGTGAACCTGCCTGACATCGGTGGCGACTCGGACGGCCTAGTCACGCCACTGAACGTGATCATCGGCGGTCAGGCGTCGCCCCGTGACTCTGGCTCGCAGAATGTCGAGAAGTCACGGAGCGTGCGGTTCAAGGCGCGCGCCGCCGACTCGTACGAGAAACGCGCGAGCCAGGTGCTCGGCGACTATTTCGCTCGGCAGCGCAAGACGGTGCTCGCAGCGCTCGGGAAGAAGGCCGACGCGGACTGGTGGGACGGCGACAAGTGGGATTCGGAGTTGTCCGACGACCTATTCCGGCTGTCGAACATGGTCGCCTCAGAGATCGGCCCGAAGACGGCCGAACAACTCGGTTTCACTACAGACGACTACGACGTGGACCGCACAATCGCGTTCCTGCGCTCCGTCTCGAATGATCGTGCGGCGGACATCAACGCCACTACGAAGGCGCAGATCGACGCTGCTCTTGAGGCCGGTGATGATCCCGAGCAGGTCTTCGACACGGCGCAGAACCAGCGTGGCCCGTCCGCCGCTGCGGTGCTCGTGACCTGGGCGTCGGCGTTCGGCACCACCGAGGCGGCGCGGCAGGTTTCCGGTGGGAAGGCCACGAAGACGTGGATAACTGGCGTGCATCCGCGCGCCTCGCACGCCGCGTTGAACGGCGAGACGGTCGGCATCGACGAGAAGTTCTCGAATGGGCTCGCGTGGCCCGGTGATTCCGGCCCGGCCGATGAGGTCGCGGGCTGCAACTGCGGGGTCAGCGTCTCCACCTGAGTCCGATCAACCCTCAGCCCCCTTTCGTGGGGCTGTTCGTCATGCCCGAGGAGGGCTCATGCTGATCAAGGAGTGCGCGGCCTTCGTGAAGGCCGCAGGCGACGACCAGCCCGGCCAGTTCACCGCGCTCGTGTCCGTGTTCGGCAACGAGGACTCGATGGGCGACGTGATTCAGCCCGGCGCGTTCACGGACACGCTGGCGGATTGGAAATCGTCCGGGCGGCCCATCCCAGTGATCTGGTCGCATGACTGGTCCGACCCGTTCAGCCATATCGGCGCTGTGTCGGACGCGGAGCAGACCGACAAAGGCTTGCAGGTCACAGGCCAGTTGGACATGGACAACCCGAAGGCGGAACAGGTGTACCGCCTCCTCAAAGGCGGCCGGGTGAACCAGTTCAGTTTCGCATACGACGTCGAGGACGGGGCGCTGGTCGAGGACGAGAACGGCATCCACCACGAGCTGCGGAAGCTGAAACTGTACGAGGTCGGGCCGACGCTCGTCGGAGCCAACCAAGCTACCGAGTTGCTGGCAGTCAAAGCCGCCGCGCTCGTGTCGGGCGCTAAGGAAGGCCGCGTCCTCGCCGCGAAACACGTCTCCAAATTGAAGGACGCGCACGCGGCGCTCGGCGAGGTCATCGCTGTCGCCGAAAAAGAGACTTCCCCGTCAGATGACGGGAAGGCCGCGCCGACTGGTGCGGAAGCCAAGGACGCTGGCCGTCCCGAGACCGCTGAGGAAGCCGCCGCCGAACAGGCCGCCGCCGACGCAGCGAAGTCCGGCACCGCTCAAGCGATCGCACGGCTGCAACTGGCAACGATCGAAGGAGCATTGCTGTGAACTACAAGGAACTACTCGCGAACGCGCAGAAGCGCGCGGGCGAACTATCCAAGGCCGCAGGCGAGCGTGACCTGACCGATGAGGAAATGACGGAGGTCAAGTCCCTCACAGACGAGATCACCGACCTCAACGCCAAGATCAAGGCAGCCGAGGAGTCGACTGCGCTGATCAAGAAGCTCGGCGAGATGGGGCGTCAGGTCGCAGACGAGACCCCGGAAAGCGGCTCAGGGCAGGCTGCGAAGTCGCTCGGTGAGCACTTCGTGAAGCACGTCGGCCAGCGGCTGTCTGAGGTGAAGGGCGTCAAGGGCGCGTCGGTCGCCGCCCCCGAATACTTGGGGTACAAGGCGTCCACTGACACTCAAACGATCCCGTCGTCGACGTCTGTGGTCACCACGCAGATCGACACCAACATCGTCACGGGTGTTCGCCGCCGGTTGACGATCGCGGATCTGCTTGGCTCGGGCACGCTGTCCGGAAACGCGATCACCTACTTCGTGGAAGGCGCGCTTGAGGGCGACTTCACAACGGTCGCGGAGGCGGGCGCGAAGCCGCAACTGCACTACGCGGACCCGACCACGGTGACCGAGTCGCTGAAGAAGATCGCCGGGTTCATCAAGCTCTCGGACGAGATGATGGAGGATCTGCCCTTCCTCGTCTCGGAGATCAACGGGCGGCTGCTGTACAACCTCGCCCTGTTCGAAGAGAACCAGCTGTATGGCGGCAACGGGACGGGCACCAACATCAAGGGTGTCATCAACCGGACGGGTGTGCAGACTGAGGCGGCCTCAGCCGTGTCGGACAACGCTGACGCGGTGTTCCGGGCGATCACGAAGGTTCAGACCGGTTCCGGCCTGGACGCGGATGGTATCGCGATCAACCCGACGGACTACCAGAACTTCCGCCTGTCGAAGGACGGCAACGGCCAGTACTTCGGTGGCGGGTTCTTCTCTGGCGAGTACGGCCAGGGTGGTATGCCGATGCAGCCGCCGTTGTGGGGTCTGCGGACGGTTGTGACCCCGGCGGTCACTGCCGGGACTGTCGTCGTCGGCGCGTGGGCGCAGGCCGCGACCGTGTACCGCAAGGGCGGTGTGCGGGTTGAGTCGACGAACTCGCACGACACCGACTTCACCAACAACTTGGTGACGGTGCGCGCAGAGGAGCGGATCGCGCTCGCGGTTCGGCGTCCCGCTGGGTTCGTGAAGGTCACGCTCGCCAGCAGCTCGTCGAGCAGCTCATCCAGCAGCTCGTCCAGCTCGCCTAGCTGACCGATCGGGTAGCCCGGCACCTTCGGGTGTCGGGCTACCTCGGCTGGAGGGGAACCCGCGTTGAAGGAATACGTACTGACGATCAACGGCATCCCGCACACGTTCCTGATGGATGAGGATCACGCGGCCCGTGTCGGCGCTGAGCCTGTTGAGGACAAGCCGAGGGTAGTTCGGGTTCAGCTCCCGCCGAAGGCCACCGACAAGGCACGGCGACCGCGGCGGCGGACGGTGAGCGATGACCGGCGCGACTGATCCGTTCATTGAAACGTCCGACCTGACGGTCACGCAGGACGATCAGGTGGCGTGGGCGACCGCGCGCATCCGTGAGTACTGCCGTTGGCATATCTACCCGTCGCTCACCGTGACACTCGCGTTGTCGACCGACGGCGGCCACGATCTGCTGCTGCCCACGCTGCACTTGACTGCGTTGTCCTCGATCGCCTGGACCGATACGAACACGGCGCGGACCGCGATCGACCGGGACGATCTGGAGCCGATCGACGACGGCCTGCCGTCCGACACCGGAATCCTGCGCTGGAAGTACCAGTGGCCCTACGGGATCAACAACGTCACTGTGACGTTCACGCACGGCTACGACACGCTACCGGAGGCGTTGCGTGAAGTCGCAGTGTCGATCGCGAAGCGCTATCCGGCGCAGATGTCGCAGGCTCAGCAGGCGCAGGCCGGCGGGGTGCTGATGACCTACGGCGCTCCACTCGCGGGTGGGTTCACGGGCGCGGGATTGACCTACGCGGAGCAGATGGTGCTGGACAAGTACCGGATCGTTAACCAGCCGTGACGCTGCCCGGGTTCATGACGCAGACCGTCACCGTGTGGCGAGCGCCCACGACCACCGACCACCGCAACACGATCCGGGATTGGGCCAACGCTGTCTCGCATGTCGTGGACGGATGCTCGGTGCAGCCCGCGACAGGTTCGGCGAACCGGGTCGGGCGGGAAGCGATCACCACGAAATGGGTGGTGTACGCGCCGGATGGCGCGGACGTGCTCGCAAGCGATCGGGTCGAGGTCAACGGCACGCGCTATGACGTGGACGGTTCGATCCGGCTCTGGCAGACGGGCGTCCTCGATCACGTCGAGATCCCGCTCAAGGACGTCGAGGGGTAGGCCATGGCGAGTCTGCAAGTCGAGATGAACGACGAGGGCGTGCGGGCGCTGCTGAAATCTGCGGAGGTCCAGGCCGATCTGAAGCGTCGAGCGGACGCGATCTCTAGCGCGGCCGGTGACGGGTTCGAGGTCGAGGAGAACCTGACCAAGGAACGCGCCCGGGCCGTGGTGATCACCCGCACCGATGACGCGAAGCGCGCCGAGGCGACCGGCCGCGCGTTGACCAAAGCGCTGGACGCCGGCCGATGACGGAGGTCATCCAGTCCGCGGACATCGAACAGGCGTTGTGCGACTGGTTATCCACCAAACTGGCCGCGTACGGACGGTCGGTGCATGTCGGAACGCTTATCCCCAATCCGCGGCCGGGCGAGTTTGTGCGTGTCCTGCTCGTCGGCGGTCAGCGGCAACGCGGCTCGCGCGTGATCGACACGCAGACGGTCGCCCTCGAAGCGTGGGCGGCGGCTGAAGGCGCGGCGTGCTCATTGGCGCTGCTGCTAGAGGCCCTATCGCTGTCCATGCCGGACCAGGACGTCACCGGCCTCACCGTGTACAGGGTGGACGAGTTCGCAGGTCCCGCGAACCTGCCCGACCCGGAGTCGACGCAGTCCCGCTACACGATGACCCTCTCGTTCACGACGAGAGCGTCCGCGGTCGAGGAGGAATCATGATGCTCACCCATCCGACGTTGGCGCACGTCACCGTCGACGTCCCCGACCAGGACGCGACGCGTTGGCAGGCGTCCGGTTGGCTCGCGCCGCACAAGACCCCGGCGAAGATCACGAAGCCGCCGAGGAAACGCACCCCCCGCAAGTAACGCAATCCCCTTCGGGCCGTCGCAAGCATCCGAAGGAGTAACCGCCATGGCGAACACCGCCGCGAATGTTCTGGTCGGGAAGCCGCTCGCCACGGGCGGCGTCCTCATCGGCCCCACCGGGACAAGCCTGCCCACCAACGCAACCACCGCGCCCGACGCCGCGCTGCTCGGCGCGGGCTACATCGGCTCGGATGGGGTAGTCGAAACCAACGACGACTCCACGCAAAAGATCACCGCGTGGGGCGGCGACACCGTCCGGGTCGTGCGCACCGAATACGAGCTGACCTACAAGTTCACGCTCATCGAAACGGCGTCGGCCCCGTTGAAGCTGTTCTACGGCTCCGACAACGTCACGGTCGCCGAGGGCCTGACGACGGTCGAGGTCAACGGCACGCTCGACGACTCGCAGGTGTTCGTGCTTGAGATCAAAGACAACGGGAAGAAGGTCCGGATCGTCATCCCGTCCGGGACGGTCACTAAGCGCGAGGACGTGTCCTACACCGACTCGGACGCGGTCGGCTACGGCGTGACCATCAGCTGCACTCCGGATGAGTCGGGGAACAGCGCCTACAAGTACATCTCCGCTGACTCAGCCTCTTCGTCTTCTTCTTCCAGCACGGGCTGAGGTTCTTCCGGCGGCGGGTACCCATGCGACGGCCCGCCCGCCGCCGGAAGCTTCGCCAGGGCCGTCGCGCACCCCTATTAGAGAGGCCGTCGCGTCATGAGTAGGTACAAACTGTCCGAGGTCGTCGCCGAAATCCGCGACGAGCATGAGCAGATCGAGATCGAGACCGACGACGGTCAGGTGTTCTCGATCGACCCGCCCGAGTTGTGGCCGGATGACGTTCTCGCAGCGGCGAACCCGGTGGAGTCCGCGAGGGCTGTCCTCGGCGACCGGTATTCGGCGTTCCTCGCGGCTGGCGGGTCAGCTGGGCTCGTGTCGGTGATCGTCGAGCGTGAGAGCAAGGCTCGCCTGGGGGAATCCGCGGCCTCCTGAGCTTCATCGGGGAGCACGGGGAGGCCGTCGAGTACGACCTGCTCAGGTTCGGCGTCGACATTCGTCACGCGGGGACGCCTCGCTGCTCGTGGCGGCGTCTCGCCGTGATGTGCGGGCAGTTCGTCGTCGACCCGTCGTCGGCGGTGTTCCGGCAGCAGTCGGGCGATATGGCGGGGTGGACGAAAGAGGTCCAGCTGTTGGCGTCGATCGCGAACGCGGTCAGGACGCTGTCGTGGCAGTGGGGCGGCGACAAGGACCATCCGCCCGAGCCGATCCTGCCGCCCGGTGTCGAGCAACCGAAGCGCGGCGACCGGTTTGGCGACGCGCGAATGACCTTGGCCGAAACACGCGACTGGTTGGGATGGTGATCTAGTTGGCGACCGAACTCGCGACCGCCTACGTCAGTCTCGTCCCGAGCTTCAAGGGAGCGCAGAAGTCGATAGCGACCGGGCTGAGCGCGCCGGCCGCGTCGGCGGGGACCGAGGCGGGCCGGAAGTTCGGCGTCAACTTCGGCAACCTGGCCAAGAGGGTCATCGCTGGGGCCGCGATCTACCAGGGTGTGTCGACTGCTGCTGGGTTCGCGAAAGAGGCGATCTTCGGGTTCAACTCGACGTTGCAGCAGTCGACGATCGCGTTCACGACGATGCTCGGGTCGGGCAAGAAGGCTCAGACGTTCCTGGATCAGTTGCAGTCATTCGCGAAGTCCACGCCGTTCGACTTCGAAGGTTTGGTGAAGAACTCGCAGCTCATGCTCGGCATGGGCATCAGCGCGAAGGACATCATTCCTGACCTGACCGCTCTCGGTGATTCCGTCGCTTCCGTCGGCGGGGACAGCAGCCAGCTGAACAGCGTCATCCTCGCGTTCTCTCAGACCATGGCCAAGGGCACATTGGACATGGGCAACATGAACCAGTTGTTGCAAGGCGGTATGCCTACAGCACTGAAGGTGCTCGCGGCGTCGTACGGTGTGACAACCGGCGCGATGGTCAAGATGATCTCCACCGGCAAGGTTCAGTCCGCGGACGCTCTGCCACGTCTGGTGAAGGGCCTGGAAGAGGGCACGAGCGCGACGGCCGCGCTCGGCGGAATGATGGACAAGCAGTCCACCACCTTCTCTGGCGCGCTCGGCAATATCGAGGATTCGCTGACGCAGGCGGTCGCGGGCGCGTTCCGGCCGTTCTTCAACACGGTGTCGGTCGGTATGCAGAAGTTCGCCGAGGCGCTGTCGGGGCCGGGGTTCGCGAAAGCTACCACGCTGCTGACCAAGGGCCTTGTCGCTGGGTTGTCGTTGGCTGGCGGTGCGATCAAGTCGCTGGAGCCGGTTGCGGTGAGGGTGTTCAAGCAGGTGCTGGTTCCTGCGTTCAACGCTGTGGTCGCCGTGGTGCCGAAGTTGGTCACGGCGGTGCGGAATCTGTGGACGGTGATTGAGCCGCTGGCGGCCGATGTGGCGACGGGGCTGGTGGCCGGCTTCCGGGCGTTCTTGGCTGTGGCGCAGCCGTTGTTGTCGGCGCTCGCGCCGATCACGGGCTGGATGAAGGACAACGCGACTCTGGTTCGGACGTTGGCCGTCGCGATCGGTACCGCAGTGGTCGCGTGGAAGGCCTACACGATCGCGACTGCCGTCTGGACGGGCGTCACGCAGGCGGCGGCGATCGCAGCGCGCGCGGGCGGTCTTGCAATCGCAGAGATGACGCTTCAGCAGAAGATTGCGACGGCCGTCACGAAGGTGTGGACAGGCGTCACGGCCGCGTTCAACGCCGTGATGGACGCCAATCCGATCGTTCTGGTAGCCATCGCGATCGCTGCTCTCGCCGCCGGGATCATCTACGCGTACACGCATTGCGAGACGTTCCGCGAGATCGTGCAAGGCGTCTTCGGCGCGGTGCAGACGGTCGTGATGGGCGTCGTCGACTGGTTCACCGGCTCTTTCATCCCGTTCTTCACGCAAACAATCCCGAATGCTTTCACGACGATGGGCACGTTCATCCAGACCGCGTTCAACACGGTTGTCGGGTTCCTCAAAACGTGGGGCCCGGTCGCGCTGGCGGTGCTCGTCCCGTTCATCGGCATCCCCTTGTTGATCTGGCAGCACTTCTCGCAGATCAAAGGATTCCTGTCCAACGCGTTTTCGGCTGCATTGTCGACAGTGACGGGTTTCGTCGGCCGGATCGTCTCCGAAGTCGGCTCCATCCCAGGCAAGATCGCCGGATTCGCCGGCCAGATGGTCTCGGCCGGCGCGAACCTGATGCGCTCATTCTGGAACGGGCTCAAGTCGCTGGCGGGTGACGCGGCGGGGTTCGTCGGTGGCGTCATCGGCGATATCGGATCAGGCATCAAGAACGCCCTCAACGACGTGTTGCATCTGCCGTGGCACCTGCCTCAGATCAGGATCGGCGCGTTCGGCCATTACGCCACCATCGGCGGGCAGACGATCTTTCCCCGTCTGGCGACCGGCGGCCTCACGTCCGGGCCGACGATGGCGATGGTCGGCGACAACCCGTCCGGGCATGAACTCGTCGCCCCGATGGACTCGCCTAAAACGGTTGGCTTGCTGGCGAACGCCCTCGCGCAAGCACAGAAGACGATGACGGATCGCACTTCGGGCGAGTCGGCGAATGAGACTGTGCGGCTGCTCCGCAAGTTGATTGTGGCGACCGAGCGTCAGGGGCAGTCCTTCGCCGACGCCCTGGATGGATTGGCCGGCAGTTCGCGGTCATCGGCGCGTGGTGGAAGGTTCTGATGGGCTCCCTGATCGTTGCCGGCTACGACCTGCTTGATCCCGCGTCGTCGGTGCGGCTGTTGATGGGGACTGACCTGGGTGACGGGCAGGCGGACACGTCCACGGTCGCGCGGCTGCTGCTCGATGGGGAGGTGGTGACGGGGCGGCGGACGTCGAACCGGGTCTTGTCGTTGCCGGTGCTTGTGGAGACTGGTTCCCGGTCGGGGGACGCGAAGGTTCTCGCGGATCTTGCGCGTGCGGTGGATCAGCAGGCGTGGTCTGTTCCGTGGGTTCCGGCTGATGGTGAGCCGGCGGTGGTTTTTGACTGCTACCGGGGTCAGCTTGAGCGTAATTGGTCGGTGGTTTATCAGGCGACTGTCGCGACGTTGACGGTTCCGGCTGCTCCGTTCACTCGTGACGCTCAACCGGTCCAGTTGGGGTCGAACGTCCCCACCACATCGTTAGACACATTCGACTCAACCGATGACCTCGTCGTTGAGTTGCCGTTTATCTACGCCGACGCGGGGCCGTTCAACGAAACCCAAAGCTACTTTTCCGGCATGGTGTCGAACTCGTATTCGTTGGACACTTCCACCCGCGTCACCGGGTCCGGGTCTGTGAAAGTCCTATCACCGCTGTATCGGACGAGTTTCGCGGGGACGAGCAATTTCTACTGCATCTGGCATTTCGTGCAGGGCGCGCTCGCGTCGGTTAGCGACCTGTCGCAGATACAGACCCTGACGTGGTCGGCGATGGCCGACGTGAAGATGGACTCGGACTCGTGGCCGTTCGCGCGGCTCCCGAACATTCAGTCGAGTATCGACCCGAGCCAGGCCGAGGTCGGCTTCAACGCGAAGCTCCCGAAGCCGTACACGTGGACCGTGACGTTGATCGACTCGAACGGCAACCGGTCCCGCTGGGATTCGGACCTTATCGGGCTGGAGGCTTCCTGGCGGCGGTATTCGGTCAACTTGCAGGCTCTCGCCACGGCTGTCGATGACGGTTTCGACATCACGCGGGTTGTGGGCTGGCGGTTGCGGTATTGCGGGATCGCGCCGTCGTGGACGCCGCCGAACAGCCTTCCCACGCCGGAGATGGCGCAGTCGGGCATCTTGTCGAACTGGCCGACGGAGAACCTGCTGAACTGCACCGTATCCGACGCTAAAGGAGTCGGCTACGTCGGCGGGGACGGCATAGCTGAGGCGTCGATGAGCCAGTCGTACCCGGTGACGGCTGGCACGACTTACAGCGGATCGGCGGCTATCGGCAGTTTCAGGGTCGGGGCGTCGCCGCTGGTGACTATGCAATTCGGCCTGGAGTGGCTGGACGGTGACGGTGCGGCATTGTCCGTGGATTGGAGCGCGGTCGAGACCAGGAACATCGGAACGATCGGTTACCGCTCGTATGTGACGGGGACGGCTCCGTCGGGCGCTGTCGCCGTGCGGGGCCGGTTCCGGTGGTTGACGGACGTGATCCCGGCAGGCACGGGGTCGTATTTGTTGTGCAACCAGGCCAGTGACGGCTATCTGCACCTCAATGAGGGCGACACGTGCTGGCTGTACCCGTACGCCGATGTCCCCGCAGCGGCGTTGTGGATCGACAACCTCGTGGCCTACCCGGCCGGGTCGGGGTCTCCGTTGACGGGCCCGTACGCGTTGCAGCCGTTCCAAGGCATCCAAGGGGCAGCCCGGACCCCGTTGTCGGTGATCGTGAACGCGAACAACAACACCGAGCCGACACGGCTGCTGCTGGCCACCACACCGAACCCGGCGGAAGGTTTCACGCCGTTCCTGGACGTCCCATCGAGTGTGACGACGAACGGGCAGCCGACCGGCCCCACGTCCGACACCGACGCGTTGACCGGCCGCTCCTACGGGCTGACCCGCGCCACCACAGCTGCCGGGCGGACAACAGCCCGCTACACCCTCCCCGCGCACGCCTACGGATCCACCTACGCCGTCCTGGCGAGGATCAAACGAACCAACGCCTACGCGGTCGCGCCCACCCTGACGGCGTACCTGGACGGCGACACCGACAACTCCGCGTCGTGCTCGCGGACGTTCGCCACGACCGGCGCCGACGCCGACACGCTCCCCGTCGGCGAGTGGCATCTCGTCGCCATCGGATCGTTGACCCTCCCCCCGAGGCAACCGGCGGGACAGAACACGGGCGTGAACATGATCCTCGACTTCACCGACACGGGCGGTCAGCCACATGATCCGTACCTCTACCTCGACATGCTTGTGCTGGTGGATTTGGCGGGGGAGATGATCCTCGTCGACTCACCCGACGGCCACGACTGGTACTGGCTCGACGCCCCCGACTCCACACAGTTGACCGGTTCGGTGATGGGGGGGTCCGTCTCGGACAGGACGGACGCCGTGTCCATGGCCCCCTACCTCTCGGGGCAGCCCGTCATCCACGCGTGGCCCGGATCCGTCGCTTTGACAGTCCTGCTGGACCAGGCAGGTTCCGGTGGGACTGTGGACCTGTCCTATTACCCGCGGTGGCAGGGTGAGAGGCCCGCGTGAGCCTCGCCGTCTACACCAGCCAACCCGACGGCACGAACCGTGTCCCGTTGGACAACCTCGGGCCGGTGGGTGGGGTGCGGTTCGCCAACGCCGCATCCGGCGGGGACGTGGACTGCTCCCTCACCCTCGACATTCCCGCCGACGCCAACCCTCCAGCCCTCACGCTCGGCAGGTCCCTGTTCGTCGCCGACGGCCCCATGACCGTCTGGTCCGGGCTGTTGGCGGACCCGAAACGCGGCTCGCCGTGGCAGATCACCGGCCAATCCCTGTCCTCCCTCGGCGGGAACTACCTCGCGTTGGACAGCGACAGCCAAATCACCGCCGACCCCAACACCGCGATCGACCAAGCCATCGCCCGTGGCCTGCCGTGGATCCGCACTATCGACCTCCCCACCACGACGGTCGCGAACAACGGCAGCGACGTCGCCTCCCTCATGGACGCCGTCGCCTTGGGTGCGGGCTCCTATTGGCAGGTGGACACCGACAGCCACGTCCAACTCGCCGAGCTCGAAACCGACCCGTCCCTGATACTCGCCTCCATCACCACACCCGGCGGGAGGACGGTGGACGCGTTCGCGACGGACGTGTGGGCCAAATACGTCTCCATCGCCTATGACGCCGACAACAACGTCATCGCCGGACCGACACTGTATGTCGCCGCCGACGCCAACCCGGCACTGTCAGCCCCGCGCCCGTTCGGGAGGGTCGAAGCGGTCTACGACGCCACCCCCGCCGGGCCGATCACGTCAGACACAGCGCAGACCATGGCCGACGGGGCGCTAGCACTGTCGAAACCCCAACCGTCGTTCACCGGGGACTTGACGATCACCCCCGGAGCGTTGACGAGCGTCGGCGGGCAACCCGTCCGGCTCTCCACCGTCCGGGCAGGGCGGAAGGTGCGGATGGTCGGCGTGCAACCCGACCCGGTCCTGGGTGAGCAGGTGTTCGCGATCTCCGTCGACATAGTCATCGGCCAGTGGGAGTACGACGCGGACTCCGACACAGCGAAGTTGACGCCGTTGGGTGCGGCGAAACGCGACCTGGCGTCGATCCTGCGGGCCGCGTCCGCCACCACCCAGCAGCAGCCGTGGAGCAACTAGTGAGGGAGCGCGCAT